AGCAATTTCATACTTTTGAAAAAGGTATAGATTCGTGATCAACCGCATAAAACCTCACTTTTCATTTTTCCCAGTCGCTTGTTGCCTGACCCTTGTGGCAAGAATAAGGCATCTTGACTGTGGCAATTATGTCACACTTACTGATCTGTAATATCTTGTAACAACATCAGCTTGTTCTGATTCACCATCACTCGTCCGAGCAACTGCTGAATTTTAACAAACAACCCGTCTAATTGTTCTTCAGGAACATCATTAGTCTCTGTCACAAGTAATCTCTTCAGTTGAGTCTCGTCAACCTGCATTTCTTTCAAGATTCTTCTTTCAACTACTTTAATTGTTTTTTTGTTCATAATATTTATCTACCCTTTCTAGAAATTGATGTTGATATTTGATAAACTCTTTCCCTTTAATTTGAAACTTTTGAAAATAGTTATCCGGAGTACACATCAATATAACTCCTTGAGTAATCTCTGATCCATGCACATGATTATGCGCCATCGCATAAGCACCTAACTGCATAAAATAATCATCAATCCACTCTCTACGTTTAGGTTTATTACTTTGCTTAAAATCAATTATACTATCTTCATAGTCATAGATTCCTGCAAGGTCTGTAGCTCCCGCGTACAAACCAGGGTAGTAAACAACCACTTCACTTCCCCAAATTTCTTGTAAATCATTGAATCCTTTAGCAATTATCGTGTCCGACATTTCCTTTGCAACACGTCCTTCTGGCCGTAAATCTAAATAGCCTTCACCTAAAATATGTTTTTCTAAATGCGTATGCATGTCAGTTCCGCGCGCGGCTGCTTGTTCCTTGATTCTTGTCGCCTGCTCCATGCCCACCTTCGCTTGCCACTTGGCAATTGAATCTTTCTTCTCTTGTGGTTGAGTCGCGGACAAGATTGTAGTTACACTCGGTAATTTTTCTTTACCTACATCGTAGGTTCTCAGTCCGTCCGTTGTACTCCGAGTCGACGGCGGATAGTTATATAATTTATTCCACTTCATAGTATTGTTATATATAACGACAATAAAGTCATTAGTCCTAAAAAAGTAATTAGAGTCATAATAATCCAGTTCATTCCATATCCATGTTTTGTTTATATTGATGTAGACTAACTACCTTATCATTCATTAAAAACTCTGGCTCATAGTGATCAATAATCTTTTCTACTTGAGGCAGTTTTAATTGGATATAAGGCCACAGCATCTTACAAACTTTATAAGCTTGACGATGACCACATCTCCATCGCCACTGTGTTTTCCAATGCGGTTTAGAACTAGGAGATTTGTTTTTAATGTTAATTAATACAGTTCCTACGTCTAATTTTTCATGGACCCAGCGTATAAGTGTTTCATCAACCATGGATATTTCCATTGTAATACGCCATACTTTGTACTTTTTAGGCTTATTCTTCCTTCTACTTGCTTCCCATACTTGTTTACATTGTACACACCCCTCACCGTCAAATAGACCGGCTATGTAGGCTAATTCATTTGTTGTTGGCATCGATACACAATCTCCCTTCCATGTGGTCCAGCTCATGCTGGATTACCTGCGCATGCAAATCATAAAAAGTCTTTTCATGTTCCTCTTCATGTTTACACCAATAGTTTACTTTTAGTCTCAAATGTCTTTTAACATCTGCAAATTTTCCTGGAGCAGATAAACATCCTTCATTCATAGTCATCGTCTCATCTGATTTCTTTTTTACAATTGGATTAATCATTGTAATTGGATTGGCTCTTGATGGTGTTATATCAAGTACACAAATTCTTTTAGGCACTCCTACTTGTATAGCTGCAAGTCCTACACCATTAGATTTATACATAATCAAACACATATCTTCTATCAGTTCTCTATCTTCTTCACTTAAAGGAAGCATAACAACTTCTGATTTTTTACGTAAAACTGAATCTGGATATTTTAATATTTTCATTTTAATTTTTCTTTATCCCACATTATTAGCATACCTATAATTAATGCATAGATTCCTATTATGATTAACATACTCCATATCATATCAACCCCTACAATTTCCGTGCACGTACTTTTGTAGGAGCAAAGGCTCCACACCTCCACGGTTACTTACCGCTTCATCGGTTGTCGTACAGAGGCTAGCGCGAGGCTTTGCATGGACGCAGGTCCTTTTCAGTTTTGTTTGTCTCCAGTCATTACTCTGACTGTATTCCTTTGATTGTTTTACACAATCTTTGTATTCCTTTTTGTAACCATTGTTTTTTAACCACTCTGCGTGAATACTTAAAATTTTATTTTTCATTTTTATATTTATAGTACCGGCCATTTTATTTACAAATACATCCATAAAGATCACCCGTGCCATCTTTCATTACATGAGCATTAATTGGATATTCATAATAAGTTGTTAAGTGTAATCGTAATATATCACAAAGATCAAAACAATTTATTTCACTTAACAATGTTATTCCTTTCGTCATTTCTTTTGTCACTTCGACTAGATGATACAAACCGTCGTTCAGTAATATTAAGTCCATTTGTATACTCCTTATCAATTTTCTTTTGCATCATATCTTTTTGTTCCCCATTTAATTACTTTACTAATTCCCGGAGCATGAATATCTATTTTAGCATATTTATTCCAAGCACGTTTCATTAAATGTAATTCCAACAACAAAACATTCCATTGTTTTGGTGAAATGTTTTTAGAGGTTATAGTTACTTTCTTCATTTCTTTCCTTTTATTATTTGATTAGCTACTGTTGTCCACGGGTTAACGTTGTAATCTATTTTACTGCAACCTGTGGATACCATCAGCATCAACATAAATAGTATCCAATGTATTTTCATCTAGTTCACCTTGTGACTCACACACATTACATTGAGCTACTACTTCTTCTCTAGCTAAATGGTAGGGAACTTTTATATAGCCATTCCCATTACAGCTTGGGCAAATTACTTTTTTACCCTTTGGTTTATCCTTTGGATCCTTTTCCATTAGATTTGCCTTTCGTTGTTACTTTCTTTATTTCTTTTTCTACTAAATATTCAATGGTCTTTGATAATGATAAAGGCACATCAAATATTTCTTTACTTAGTGTTCCTACGTCCGTATAAGTTTTTAAGGACAAAGAAACGTTTTTAAACTTAGTTATATCTGTCATATAATATTCTCCTTGTTGATTCGAATATAATATGGGATAATCTAGAAGTCAAGGGGTAAATGAAATTTATTTTAACTTTATTTATGTGCTCATTATATGCAGGAGAATGCATGCCACCATACGAGTGGCCTGAGCGTTTTAAAGATTCTTATGATTGTATGCAGTTTGGCTATGAAGAAGCCTATAAAAAGATGGAAGAAATTGGTCGCGTAGAAGTCAATAAACACGGCATTTATGTACGATTTGCCTGTACCCCAATGACAGAAACTTGACAATAATATCACTGTTGTATATATGTCACAACATATTCACACCTTCTTTCTTTCTGCCTCTTTATTCTTAAGAGGCAGGGAGTCTTTATTTCCCCTGACCGTTGTATTTCTTAAACGATCTACGCTTGTGCTTGTTCATTTTTGCTTTGCTAGGATTACGTCCAATCGACGTTTTGTGAAATATTGGTTCGTGTGCAATTTTTGCGTATAGTCCTTTAGCTTTTTTAGCCATCTGAATCTACTTTCATTACGTAAGTAAATTTGTCTTTGTCAACCACGTGTGGAATATAACTTATTTTTCCATTAATTTTTTGTTCAACATCGTGACCACATGTCATGCATCTGTAAATATTTCCGTGCCACAAACAAACTAACACTGTAGCTAGATTGCAATGTGGACAAGTGCCATTAACTATTTCCGCTTCGAGCCGAATATTAGTAGAGATACCAGATTTTTCAGGTTCGTCATGACTACTTTTTTTATTGTTTTGATTTTTTTTAAAAATTTCATTGAATCTTCTCCTATATAAATCGGTTGATACTCTTGATTTGCCATCCCAACGTCTACCTTTTTTCTCTTTAGACATTAATATAAATCTTTCCAATCAGTATTCTTTATTTCAGAATTATCTAAATGTGGCTGTTGGATTTTATTTTTAGTGTCTACTTCTATTTCAGTAGTTATTGGTTCTATAACCTGGTCTACGTGTCCTACAAAAAAAGATTTTAGTTCTTCTTTTTTAGTATGAGGTTTAGGAACTATCACTGTCCGGGTTATATCTATTGGTTTTACCATGTTTTTTCCTATTGTATACTTTCTTGGATTCTACCACACGAGGTTGATAACGTCCATCACTTAATTGTTGGGCTGCCTTGTTTCTTGGTCTATTTTTTTTAAGAAAAAATGCGTATGATTTTTTATTCAATGATCAATTTTTTAATTGACTTAGACCCATCAATATTGTCTTCTAATTCAGCTTTACCTTTCCAACATTTGTAGGTTACTGATTCAGAAAAAGTTCTTTCAGCTTCACGCTTGCCTCGAAGGCACATAGCCATACCATCAACCTGCAAACGGGCTTCTTTAATTTCTGCGTTTACAAACATAAGAAGAGCTACTACAGATTCTATCATTAGTGTGTACTCCCATTTCCATTTTTATAATGCATATCTCTAGCTTTGTCTTTTAATTCTTCAATGTCTTCTAAAACTTTATCCATTTGTTTTCTTAAAAATTCTATGTTTACTTTATTTAAAGCCATAGACTCAATATGTATGTTTAATTTATCTACAGTTTTATAAAGATCCTCGATCATCATAAATTGCTCGCTATCTGCCGGAAGCGAACCAAGTTGACCCCGCGGCCATTTGATTCTAAATTCTGTATTCTCAGTTAAATCTTTTTCCATTAGTTCTAGTGTTGTAGAAATTTTGTTTTGGGTCTCAATAATCCCAAAATATGCCCAGGTTCCAATCGCGACCATCGCGATCAACGAGGCTACCGTCTTCATCGGCATTTGCACGGCTGCTTCTTCTGAAATTTTTAAAGGTTTACTCATTAGTTATAATTATAACCTGAATTGCTTTGTCCTAATTTTTCAAATAATTTTTCATGTTGTTCCATAATCTCTTCATCCGAGTCTGCCATTTCAGCAAGTTTTTCATCTTGTACTCTTACTTCAAACTCTAGTCTTTCAACTTTATCTTCCAACACTGCCTGAGTAGTAGACAATGAAAATGTACGTTGAAGACTCCAACCAGCTAGTGCTAGCAAGATTCCAACCAGTAATGTCATTAATTTTTCAATCATACTTTACTTCGTTTTCGTAAGATATATCATGTCCATGATCTTTTTCATAGGCGTAAGTTCTCTTGTTCTTCTTGCATTTACAATCTTCGCAACCACATAAATCACCATCATAGTGGTGAGCGTGTAATTCTCCGTCGCAATGACACTTACAATGACATTTTTGACATTTGCTCATTACATAGCTCCAACTATTTGTCTACATGATGGACAAGATTTTTTATATCTTGAGTGTGTTCCACAGTGGTCTACTATAGTTTTTTCTTTTTCTTGCCAACTAAAAAGCCAAGAAACAAATTTGTTCCATAAATTTTTAATCATTTTTTTTCTCCTCAATTTCGTAAAAGAATTTATCCGTATCTTCAGTTCTCCACTTACGAGTGTCTTCTACATTCCACTCTGAAGTTTGAACTTTCCAGTCAGGAATTTCATCCTTAACTGTGAATGATGGGATATCCCATATTAATCTATTGTTTGGCTGAGCCGCATAGTTGCCGTTGTCTAATGCAAGTATGTGTGCACACTTATGTTCGTGTGGAATTTCAGAATGATCTGTGTCTACTATATTACTCTCTGGATGAGCCCAGTCAACTGTAAAAAGGTATGCACCATGATACCATTTTTTATCTTTACCAATATATTTTCCTGATTGTCCGTCTAAGATATCGTAAGAAGTAATAGCAGGATAATAACTAAAACAATTCCACAACTCCAACTCATCAAGTCTACGTTGAGGAACTTCTTCTGCTTTAAAGCCTCGCTGAATAAAGGCGCTAATCGGGAGACGATAAAAGATTGCCCCATTTTCCATAATTGCATGAAAGAGTATAGGACGCCCTGTAATCGATGTAATGCCAAAGATAATACAGTCTTCAACTTCTCCATGATGTCTGGTAAGGTCATAGAGATATTCTCTCCTGATTTGTGCGTAGGTTACAGGAATGTTTGCATTCAAGTAAGCCATAGCACATTATATAATGATTGATCCTACGATCACACCAGCAACAAAACAAACGATTTCTCTTCTGTTATGTAATTGCCAAATCATAAATTTATCTACATATTTTTTCATGTTTACTCCTTAATGTATGTCACCCCAGTTTTTACCGGACTCGTAGTCTACCTTGTTTGGTATCTCCAAGTCAACTGCTGATTCCATAACTTCTTTTATACGTTTTGCTTGTTTATCACTTTCCACAGAAATATCCAGTTCATCATGAATTTGTATATGTGGAATAATTTTTTCTTTATATAACTCTAACATAGATTTTTTAGTCATATCAGCAGCGGATCCTTGTATTAATTTATTTAAAGCTTTGTAAGTATATGCTCTTCTAATACCTGGACCATGTTCTTGTACTGCTTGTTCAAATGGTAATGCTTTATGCATACCAAAACTATTTGGTTCCCACAGATGAAATCTACATAATCTTCCACCTAAAGTTCTAATCTGTCCTCTATGCTGTGCTCTATTAGACACTGATTTCATTAGGGTTTTAACAAATGGAACTCTACTATGATAAATAGAAAAAAGTTCTTCTGCTTTTTCTTTACTGACTCCTAATTCTGCTTGAAGTTTTGCTTTACCCATTCCATAAAATAATCCTAGGTTAATTGTTTTAGCTTGTGTTCTTGGTATCTGCGCCATGTTTGCAACAATAGTGTGAAAGTCTGCGTCACCTTCCTTATAAGCATTTTGTACATTAAAGACGCTTGCGTCTTGATCAAGGGATGCGTAGTGAACTACCAATCTTGGTTCTTGTTGATTGTAGTCAAAGCACCCCCACTCGCAACCAGACTCGGGTATAAAGAGGGATCGGATCAAAGGACCCAAGTCTTTGTTGCGCGCAGGAATTTGTTGTAGATTAGGATTAGAATAACTAAATCTTCCAGTTACAGTTCCCCCACTATCAGATCTAATTTGATTTATATCTGCGTGGATTCTACCTTTGTGTTCGTATTTAATAATTGTATCTATGAATGTCGTATGTGCCTTGTTTATTTCTCTAGCTTTTGCTATACATTGCACTAATGGATGTTCATGTGATGAAAGAAAGTTTTTAGTAAATGATGGAGAATTTGTTTTTTCGGTTCGCTCATATGGTAGGGACAGTTTTTGAAAAACTTTCTCGATACTGCGTGCTGCCCATATTTGAACATCTACTTGTGTTTCTTTTTTTATCTTTTGTAATAATTCTTTTTCTTGTTCAGCTAGTTGTGATTTTAATTTGTGAGCGCCTTCTACATTTACACGAACTCCTAAGAATCGCATATCGACGAGGCAAGGAAATAAGTCTGTCTCTAATTCAAAAATAGCTCCTAGATCCTGGTCGCTTATTTCTTTTTGCATGACTCTCCATAACGCTAACGTTATTTCTGCATCACGTTCAGCGTAGTTACCCACATACATCGCTGGTAACTTCCACATATCTGCTTTAGGATCGATACCCCACTCTTTTGCTGCTGCAACTAATTCTGATTCATTTTTTCCACGACCAACATAATCCCAACCAAGAGAACCTAAATCAAATCTAAATCTATTTTCATTGACGAGTGATGCTGCAATCATCGTGTCATAAATGTTTCCATTTAATTTTATTCCCATCGCACGAATCCAACACACATCGTACATAGCATTGTGAAAAACTTTATCTGCGGGAGATTCACAAACGTCCCTAAACCATTGAATTACCTTGCTTTTTTCAAGGTTACCACCACCCTCGTGATCGAAAGGAAAGTATCCTGAGTAGCCATCAACAGCTACAGCAATACCTACAACTTTACCTTTACCAACCACAGAACCTGATCCCATTGATTTTAAATCTGGATCATGTGTTTCTAAATCAATTGCAATTGTATCTGCTTGTCTTAAGTCTGGAAATTCTGTAGGCTTAACCCATTCTGTTTGTGCTTCAATCATTTATAATCTCGCTCCTTTATCATTTCTAAATAATGTATTGCCTTATCTATGTCTTGCTCTTTTCCTTTCAGTGCATGCCTGCATATGTACTTTATAGCTGATCCTTCGGCAAATGGCAAACGATTCTCGTTTATAAATTGACTTGCTTGAATTTTCATATCTTTGTAGTGAGATCCTCCTACTTGTTTTTTGTACGCACTCATAACTTCATTTCCTTTGTTTTGTTTTTTGATTTAATTAAAAATAAATTTTCAATTGTTCGTGTAATTCCCACATACCAAACTCTAAATTCTTCATCTTGTTTTTCTTGCGATTTTTTTGCACCTTTGATAGTATTCGCCGTTTGGTTTAAATATAAAATTACATTGTTTGCTTCTCCACCTTTAGCTCCATGAATTGTTGAAACTTTTATTCTTGGTTCTTTTAATATCTCTTCTCCATTATCTAACATGGCTCTCATATAATCTCTTTTAGATACAGGAACATTATTAAATTCTTCATACCAATCCCCTTGAAAATTAATTTCTTTGCTTTTTATATTTTCTAAAATTCTTTGGTGATAAACTTCAGGAATTGATTCACCTTTCTGCATCTTCTTCCAATTTAATATATCTTCGTATAAAGTTTTGCCCATACTATTTCCTTGATGAGTCTGAAAGAAAAATCCTTTTCGTTTTAAATATGCGGGAATTGTTTTTAAAAGAGAATTAGTTCGAGCTAATATTAACCAGTCTCCGGTAGTCATATCAATTCCATTAATATTAAATCTTTCTTCAATGACTCCCAGGTCATTTTTAGGAAGATAGTTTTTAGGTAATCTATTAAGATAGATTCTAGAAATAACATCTAAAGCTTTATGTTGAATTAGTTGAGGAACTCTTTCAGATTTATCTAACAATATCTCCCGTGATTTCCAGTTAATAAAAGAATCTACATCAGCTCCAGCCCATCCAAAGATAGCTTGATCATCATCACCGGCGATCCAGACATCACATTCAGTTTCTCTTTCTATTTTATCAATCATCGCCCATTGAATTAATGAAAGGTCTTGAGCTTCATCGACAAAGATAACTTTAAATTTAGGTGTAGTTCCTTTGTCTAAAAACTGTTGAATCATATCAGTAAAGTCTATAAGATTATGCGCATTTTTATAATTATTGATCTCTTTCTCTATTCCAATTAATTTTGTTTTACTAATCCAACTAAGATGTTCGTTACGGTTAAATTGTTCTTCAGCAGTAATCTGTCTAACTCTTGCTAAATTAATTAAACTTAGATATTCACTATTAGAAGAAAAAATTCCATTAAAATTATTAGTTTCATAAGAAGCATATTTAATTTGAATGCCACACGTTTCTCCAATTGCTTGGTAATTACCTTCTTGCATTACGTTTTCTTCTTTAAGACCTAAATTATTAAAAGCTAGAGAGTGTAATGTTTGAAAATATTTAATATCTTTTTTAGTAAGGTCTAAATTTTTAGCTAAGAATCTATCTCGGGCTTCGCCTGCAGCTTTACGCGTAAATGCAAAGTATCCTATCTTGTCATGTGGAGTACCATTCTTAACGTACTTGTGTACTTCATTTAAAAGTCTTCTAGTTTTTCCGGTGCCCGGTGGACCCACTACTTTATATCTCATTAATAATTATTTCCTTTCCTCTGCACAGGTTTATGTTCAATTTGTGGAGTATAAAGTTGTTTTAATTTACAAACCTTAAGTGTCTTGCCTTCAACATTTAAAGAATGATCAAACTCTACACTACATTTATCTTTTAGTTTCTGTGCAATTTTTTCTTCTGGAATCTTCCACCCAGTTCCTAGATGCTCGATAAAAGAATTAAATCTAAAGTAATGATAGCCTTCTTCCGTAAAGCAAGAGCCATTGTGTATCTGTCTTCTCTCTTGTGCCTGAGGTCCATTCACACAGTATTGGTATAACTCTTCTTCTAGTCTATCTTCTATTTGAGTTCCTTTAGGTGGTGTAATCTTTTGTCCACCTCTACGCCACTCATTTAATTTAGCTCTAAAATCTTTTGGTTTTAATGGTTCAAAATAAACCCCAGTCTGTTGCCAAATTAAATTTAATACTTCTTTCTGTGTAGTCATAAGTTTTGTATTATTTATAATGACTTGAATCTTGTCATCGTTAGGCATAATTACATTGAATCTATATTCTGGTTCTGCATAAGCTATCATTTCAAAGTCTTGAATCTCTGGAAATACAGAAATGCTATCAGATTTGACTCCAAACGGTCTTTTATAACAAAGACTACGCATACATTTGTCTTTAATAGGGTCTTCATAACAAGTATGTCCTGCTGTCTCACCCTTCCATGCTTTAATTTTTAAATCTAGTTTTGCTTTATCCCAAGGACTAGCTAAATAACTATAGTTGGCTGCGGATACCTGGTCTGGCCATTTGTCTTTGTATTTCTTTTTAGCAAAGACCATATAATTGTACATAAATCTGTCTCTGCCATCATCTAATTTTGTTCTAGAACACAACGCTAGACACGGTGGACCATCATCAAATTCTGGATTAGTTCCTAGTAATATATTTCTGTGAGTTTCTTCTACAAGTTTATCTAAAGTTTCTTTATCTACTTTAGATTCGTTAGCAAATTTTATAAATTGTTCTACTGATAGTTTAGAATTGTTCTTATCTATAGCATATCGGGTAGATTGTCCGTTGTTATAGTAAGGTAAGTTAATGAAGTTTCCTGGTTTTATGTCTCCTTTATCATCTTTCTGTAGTTCTTTCTGTTTAGGAAAAACCTCAGTCGTTGGTTTTAATCCTAGTGGAAGCAGAAAAGCTTTTAATGCTTCTATTAAATCTATTGTTGGAATAGGTTCTTTTAAAAATATATAACAATGTAGTCCACCACTTTTAGATAAAATAGGTACTAATGGTAATTTATATTGTTGAAATAATGCTAAATAATTTTCTACTTTAAATAATCCATAGTCGGGTGGATCAATATCTATACAACCAAACTGTGCAGTTTTATCTATTCTGCAAGGTTGGATTCCAATTGATTTTTGTCCTTGTAAATGATTCTTGTAGTCGTTTAATGTAACAGGTCTCCCTGCCCATTCGTAATTAGGTTTTATTTTATTTTTTTCTGAGTCGAGTTCTGTCTTTGACATGTCCGCCATGCCAAAATCACCTTCATAACCTTTAAATAATTCTATAAATTCATGTTCCATAATGATCCCGGGTCGGAGCAGCTCCACTCTCGCTTCACTGCTCCTATCCTCTTAAAGAGGAATCTAGTAATTAGATTCTTCTTTGTTCTCAGCAGCAGCGTTACTTATTTTTAAAGAATTATGGAAATCTTTAGCCATTTGATAAAGGCTAGCATTATCCACTTTTCTTGCCATAGACACTTTGTATCCGTGCCAAGTAAAACTTCCAGTGTTTTCGACAGACTGTAGTTTATACACTCTTGAAAACATTGGAGCAGGTACGTTCTTCTGCGTTTTAGGATCAGTTTCAAATTGATCTTGCATTAAAGAGTTCCAGTTTCTACTCACTTTTAATTGAGTAGACTTCATAGCCATTAAAGCTTTCTCTGGTTTCTCTCCATTAATGATCACAAAATGATTAGCTGTTTTGATAATTTCATTACCATTATCTAAAACATCTTTTCCAGTGGTGTTTTTTTTAGTTTTAGCTAAAATTTCTGCACCTCTGTCTGGACTGATTGGTCTACCTTCTCTTCTTTCAAAAGGTGCCCATTCAGGAAATGTTAATTTGTAGTAGCAAGGTATAATTTCTATACCTTTCTCTCCACTATACAATCTTTTAGTGACTGTATTATAAAACATTCCAGCTTCTGCTCCTTCAACATAGTTCGCATGTTTCTTTTTAGTTTCATCCGAACCAGATTGTAATAACTTAAGAAATGGTAAAGCCAAATCGTCTTTATCTATGTTCTCAAGTCCTGCGCCAGCATCTTGAACGAAATTCATTTCCGCTGGTAAGTTACCTTCTTTTTTTACAGTAACGTCTCTTGTTTCTTCACTCATGTTATTTGTTCCTTGTTATTTTTGTTTTGTTTCCCTTAAACAGATTAAAATGTTCAGAAGGCAAGTCTTGACCACTTTCGGCTCGCTCTCTGTACAATGCTTTTAATGTCATAGGTTCTACCTTTAACTTTTGTTGTGGTTGGTAGCCTTGACCTTCTGCAAGACTAGCATATTGCGTAGCCTTGTCATCTTCGCCACGACCAAAGGAAACAGTAATCTCATTTTTAATAAGATCACCTAGGTCATTGTCTCGAAGCCATTTAAAAGCGCTCTCCCTGTTTGCTACAGGAATTGTAGCGCTATAAACATCTTTAACTTCAATGGCTGAACCATCTACAAGTTTAAGAGTTTTTAATTTCATTGATTCCATTATCTCTGGAATTACTTCTCCAGAAATTTTATCGGCTTGAGCTTTTTTATCTTTTAAAAGTCTCTCGTCTCTTTCAATTTCTGATTCCAAATTTTGAAGATCAATTACAAACTTAGATAAATTTTCTACGTTTGCAAGTTCATTTACTTGTTGCGGAGCATCCTCCACAAATTGTGATTGTAAGTTTTCTTTACTCATCGATTTCTCCTTTCTCGTAAAGATTTATTTTAATAGGATAGTAAGTTCTTTCTTGTCTATCCCACTTTAACAAATTATATTTTCCATTTGTTATATCGGACACAACAGAACACGCAACACCAATAATTGCAGGATCACCCGTTAATAATAAATAATCTTCTTCTTTAAAATTTTTTAATTTTTGTCTTAAAGAATAAATTATAGGACCAGGACTAAAAATTATTTGAGAATCTTCTTTTAACAAGACTTTTATATCGCCATGTTTTTGAGCACCCATAATATTAATTTTAGGCCTACCCTCTCGAGTGCCTGGTATTTCTTGAATTACGTATACTATCGCTTTGTCTTTCATGCTTGACAATATAGACACGAATCATTATATTGTCAACTAGAAAGTAGAAAATAAAATTATGAAATATAAATTTAAAACGAAGCCTTACGCGCATCAAATGACTGCGTTAGAAAAGTCATGGAATAAAAAAGTGTTTGCGCTTTTTATGGAAATGGGTACGGGTAAAACTAAAGTAGCTATAGATAATATGGCTATGTTATATGATAACGGCAAAATTAATGGTGCCTTAATTATTGCACCTAAAGGTGTATATAAAAACTGGTATTCTCAAGAAATACCTGAACATTTACCTAATCACATTAAACCTACGACTGTATTGTGGAAATCTTTAATTAATAAAACTCAACAAGAAGAATTAAATAAACTATTTAAACCAGGTTTAGAGTTTCACATTTTAGTTATGAATGTAGAAGCTTTTAGTACAAAGAAAGGTGTAGAGTTTGCAGGTAGATTTTTAAATTCACACAACACTTTTATGGTTATTGATGAATCTACAACTATTAAAAATCCGGGAGCTAAAAGAACTAAAAGTATTGTAGGTTTAGGTAAATATGCAAAATACAGAAGAATCCTTACAGGTTCTCCTGTGACAAAAAGCCCCTTAGACCTCTACAAACAATGTGAGTTTTTGGATGAATACTTATTGGACCATTCTTCTTATTACACCTTTAGAACTAGATATGCGGTCTTGCGTAAGGCACATTTTAATGGAAGATCAGTAGAAATAGTGGTGGGTTATAAGAATCTTGGAGAATTATCTGAAAAATTAAAACCATTTTCTTATAGAGTTTTAAAAGACGATTGTTTAGACCTTCCTAAAAAGACTTTTATGAAACGGGTTATTACTTTATCTGCTGAACAAGATAAAGTTTATCAACAAATGAAAAAAATGGCTCTTGCCCAACTTAATGGCAAAATGGTGACAACAGCTAGTGCATTGACGCAATTAATGCGTTTACATCAAATAACTTGTGGTCATTTTACGGCAGATGATGGCTCTATACAGACTATTAAGAATAACAGAATGAGTGAGCTTACTGACTTACTAGACGAAGTAGAAGGAAAAGCAGTTATATGGGCTCATTACCAATATGACGTAAATGAGATAGTAAAAGCCATTACTAAAGAATATGGAGAAGAAAGCGTAGTTACCTATTATGGGTTAACACCTCAAGAAGAGAGACAAGACAATATTAAAAGATTTCAAGAAGATGACAAATGTAGATTTTTGGTAGGAACTCCCCAAACTGGTGGATATGGAATTACCTTAACTGCGGCAAGTACTATGATTTATTACTCTAATGGCTATGACCTAGAAAAGCGTCAACAGTCCGAAGCTCGTATTGATAGAATAGGACAAGAAAAACCTATGACTTATATAGACATAATTTGTGAAGATACTGTAGATGACAGAATTGTCAAAGCCCTTCGTAAAAAAATAAATATTGCTACAGAAATAATGGGTGAACAACTAAAAGACTGGATTTAATCTCAGAAAATGTAGGACTCGTACGCGTAGCGCGCTAGAATTTTTATCCTACGACTCTT